AAGCGATTTCACAAGAAATAGCCATCGTGTTGGTGAATGGGATTTGGATAACCATTTGTCCGTTCTGTAAAGTAACTGGATTAAAGTTAAACAAGTTTTGGTCTCTCAAAGCCAACTGAAGTGCTTGGAAATCAGAGTGAGTAAGAGCCATAATTGTTGGAACAACCTTCAATGCGTCAGGAAGGTCTAACAAGTAAGCGTTAGTGATAGAGATTGCGTTAGATGGAGTAAGTGCGGTATAACCAACATTTACAACATCACCTGAAATAGAAACACTTTCTAATTGCTCTAATACACCACTACAACCTTCTACTGCGATAGTAGAGTTCCAGAAGCGTCTTGACGCATAAACATTAGCCTTTTTAGAGATGTCTGCGATGAAAGCTTCTTCAGTAGCAGCACCTACGCTCTCGTTGTAAGAACCAGGAGCCAATCTAATACTCATTATCGTTCTATCCAAATCGGCAGGACACCAACTTTTTTCTATAACATACTGACAGACACGAAGTTCCACTTCAGACATAGCAATAGTTCCGCCCGTGAACGAACAACCATTACCAGGATATGCGATGGTATCAATATCACCCGTCTCAAAAACAGGGATAAGTTCACCAAACTTTATGTTAGGGATTACTTTATACATTTGTGCCTCAATTGTATCCATAACGATTTTGTGTAATAACAAATCTGCGTTAGCATTGAGGTAATCAGCCATAGCAGTTGTATCAAAGTCAAAATTAAACTTTTTCATAATTGTAATTTATTTTATTTTATTTTTTTAGGTTTTCTTTCATCTCTCTCAACAGCTCATATCTGTGGTCTGTGAAATTAGATGAAACTAATTTATCCTCTTTTAGAGGTTGATAAGCTGAAGAAGCCTTGAAACCTTCATAATCTTTTTTCAGTTTCTTCATTTCTTCACTTAACATTTTTAATTCTTCAACGACTGGTGTAAGTGCGTCTACTAACGCAGATACAACATCGGGGGTCATAACATCAACAACCTCATCTTTGATTTCAACAGGGACTTCAGCCGCTTCAATAACAACTTCAACTTTTTCTTCGGTTTCACCCCCGTTTATTTCTGTGAGTTTTCCTTCGGTATCAGTAATGAATACTCTACCATCAAGGAGTTTGTGTGTGCCACTACCTACAATCGTGTAAGTGCCGTCTTCGTTTTTTAAGGAAACAACATCACCCACTTGAAAATCTCCTTCGGTTTGATTGGAAATAACCAATCCACCTTCTAATTCAACTTCCTCAAATGAGTATAATGAGTTAAACTTAAAACCAACCAAGTCAGCGACTTTTCTTAAGATTTCAATATTTTTCATAGTGTAATTTTTTTTTATTGTTTATTAGTAAATAGTGTGAAAAAATCACAACTCTTTTTTTATTTTGTTTAACATCTCTGTAAATAGGTTCATAACATTTTCTGCCTCAAATCCATCAACAGCTTCTTTGTGGGTTTTACAAGGAAACCAGCCATACTCTTCCATAAAATGTATACCCTCACAACCAATTTTCAATCCTGCCTGTGCCGCTTGAGCTGGATAGGGGTAATATGGTGCTCCATCGTGAATACCCATTTGAGCCATATTCTCACTACGGATTTTTCCACATACCTTGGCAGCAATTTCTTTACTACCATATCTTTTAGTTTGGTCTGAAATACACTTGTCCCAATCGTAAGGCTTAAAGTTCTCCACAGCCTTTGTATCCAAATCCTTTTTATCGGGGTCTAAATAATCACCCATTCCTTTAGTATTTATTTCCATTTCTTTCTTTGCTTTAATTGGAACGCAATTTGGCACTTCTCTACCATCTACGATTTTTGTTCCGATAGGTTCATAACCTTCCCAACAAGTCCCTTCAGGAAAGTTAAACTTATCTCTCCAATATGAATAACAAACTGCTAATCTTTGTTGCTCATTATCATATTCATTTATGATTGTATCTGATGAAGCACAACGACCGATGAACTCACTTTCGTCTTCACCTGGTCTTGGGTCAATAAAACTTTCCTTAACATCAAAAAAGTTGAATGGTATTTCTTGGAACATTCCTTCCAAACTTACCCCTTGAGTTTTATTACTTAATACAAAGTCCTCAAACATTCTTTTGTCCTTGAAGTGAATGGTAGTCATCCAGGTTCCTGGCTCAAAGGTTCTACCAAATAACTCAAACGACTTATCTTTTTCAGGGTCATCACCAACTAACCAGTTCTCGTAGGTATACACATCATCAGGTGCGAATATCATACCTGAATGCTCAAGATTTACAACCCCACCTTTACCTTGTTTCTGTCTTGAAAACTTCAACAACATTTTACGGATTGTCTCTCTACTCATAAACACAAAGTAGGGGGAATTGGTTTCCGTATCATAACGATAAATCTTTTGATTTGGTTGGAATACAACAGCGGTAATATCACCCTTCATTTCGTTTGATGAGAACGCCACATTCATCTCTGTTCCTTTCTTAATCTCCTTCTCCAAATAACTCATTGCTTGGTCGTAAGTTGATGGGGTGAAACCCCAACTCAACATCATCAAATATCCACAACCTTCTTCAATAGATTTGGAACTTTCATAATCTACTTTATGTCTTGCTCCATAGGAATACATACGGGTCAAAGTTTCAAGTGAATGCTCCTGACCCTCTCTAGCCAAATCGTGAGCTCTTTGTTTACCCACATCTGTTCCACAATCACCCCAACCATTTTGTTCTGCGTAGTCCACAGCTCTTTGTGCTGCTTCTCTGATGTAATCAGGGACTTTGGCGAAACTATGTCTTACCTTAAACTTCTCCATAACATCTGCGGTATCCTCAAAGTATTCAGGGTAAATGTCCGCAGCACACCAACCTTCAACACACTCTTGTGATGGGATTGGGTAGATGTCTCCTGGTTCTCCGTATCCATAGTCATAACACAATTTTACTTTGGTAAGTGTTTGTGATGTTGGTTCAGCCAACATTGCTCCAAATCTTGTAGGGTATACAAATAGTCCCATATGGAAAGCAATTGGTTCTGTTGCGTCTTGTTTTGAGAATTGAGATGATACTGGCGGTATTACACTCCACTCTGATACGAATGGTCTACCAATCATTTCAACTCTCTCACCTTTAGCAATTGCTGGTTGAACCTTGTTAGGAATTGATGCTAATACATCATTAAAGTTCTGTCCCTGTTTGATAGGGAAGTCAATTTGTTGCCACTTGTGTCTACAGAACTTTCCAGATTTGTAGGTCTTAAAATCCACACTTGGTGCTGTTCTTGGACGAGCAACCAAACGGAAACTATCTGATGAAGAAGTAAGTTGTTGAGAGATACTCTGAAGGTCTGAATTGGAGTATACACGACTATTCAATATCATCTTACGGCACAGAGCTCTTGAGGTTCTAATCAAAGGAGCACCTAATGATGTATCAACAACATAGATGTATCTTGATATGTAAGTCCCTTCAGGGTCATCACCAAAACTTAATTGGTTTGGATTTGATGTAATTGGGGGAACTGATACAGGACGGGCAAAGTCCTCTTTGGTAAGTTCAATTTCTACATCTGTTCTCTCTGCCTCAAAGAACATTTTTGTGTCGGGAACTAACCCACCCAAATTAAGATTATCAATTTGTTCTTTGGAAAAGTCAGCACCTTCAACAGAACAACTATGGGGTTTGGTATTGTTGAATACCTCCCAAGCGATTTCTGTTGCGGGTGTTTTAACCAAAGACAAATATTCTACACCAGACATTTCGTCATCTTCGTCAATCGTAAGCTCAAATATTTTCATAGTATTAAATTACAACCTAGCTAGTTGTGTAATTTTTTGATTTAGTTTAGTTGTATCTTGTATGTCGTTATACAATACATATGCTTTAAGAGGTTGTTTGTTGGCAGTATTTTGTGAAGCTATTGCTTGGACTATTCTACTATCATCAATCGTCAGGGCACGACCCCCTGTTGAATTATTGATTTGGGATATAACATCACCGAATTGTCTAACCCCTTCTTTATTTACCACGAACTCACCACCTTCAAGTAGAGCAGGAACTCCACCATTTGCTCCTTCGTGGCTTTCACCCATAATAAGACCACCTCGTCTACCCACAAATGCTTTGGATTGTGTGAATTGGATTTGGTCTCTGATGATAGCGGCTTGAGCAATCGTCAATCCACCAATAACACCTGCGTAAATTATTGGAATTGGTGGTGGTGCTTGTAATGCCAATGCGTTTAACACAGCGTTTGCTCCTGTTGATAGTGCGCTTGCGAGTGAGAATTGTAGTTCTTGTATTCTTGCCTTTTTCTCAATCTCAAATCTTTCTTTAGCAAACTTTTTCTGAACTGCGGTTCTTTCAGCCTCAATCTTTTTGTTTTCTTTTTCACTCTGCGTATTTGCCTCACCAATCAAAGCCAATGCGGTTTCTTGTTTGTATTGTAATTGTTCTAACAATAGTGAGTTTTGCGCATTTATTAAAGTATTCATCTGACCTAAAATCTCATTGAAAACCTCTAATACAACTTCAGCAACTTCTCTAATGTTTTCAATAGTTTTGGTAAAACTATCTTCAGTTTCTGTTGGTAATTGTTTTAATTTCTTTTCTATCTCATTTAAGAGTTTGATAAATGGGTTGTCCTCTATTCCAAATTGATTAGCGAACTCATCACCAACAATTCTTAAGTATGATGCTAGTTTTTCTAACTCCTCACGGGACTTACCTTCAATATCGTTGATACCTTCTTCAACCCCACCGAAAATCGCCATCACACCATCTTTACCAAACTTCTCAAGGTATTTGTCTGCGTTGTTGAATATGTCTGTGAAGATGGTTGCGAACCCATCAGCATTCTGCTCAAAATAATCTTTAATCCCTTCCAATGCTTCAGGTTTAATTGGAGCTTCAATTGCGGCTTTATTTTCCTCAATCTTTTTGGTATTCTTTTCTGCCTCATCACCAACTTTTCTCAAACCAATTACGAACTCACTACTATTTTTAATTTGATTAGCAATTTCATTAGTAATATTTGATAAAGATTTTAACTCTTCATTTAATGCGGTAATTCTTTCAGCCGCTAATTTCTTTGTATTTTCATCACCACTCTCAACTAATTTTTTTTGTGTGTTGATTTCCTCAATTATCTTTTTTGATTTTTCGTTGATTGTTAAACCTTCAACACCGAGTTTAATTGTGCTTCTAACTCTATTATTTATTTGTTCTTCAATATCAATAATTCTTTGACCTGATACAGACCTATTCAATAATAGTTTAGCATATAGTTCTTCTATATCACGAAGATTTTTTAAGTCCTCTTTATCTGCGAAAGGTGTGAATGTAATATTTTCACCATCTTGTGATATACCAGTATAAATCCCTTTAATTGCCGATGCTCTGTCTTCAAGGGTCTTGAAATAATCTATAAACGCTAACTTACTTTCCTCGTTTACATTTATGAGTTGTTCTGAAATACCTGGATATGTTTTTTCAGCAAACTCAATAAAACTACCAAATCCTGTGATTTCAGTTAAATCTAATTCACCACTCTTTAAGCTCTCATCAATAACCTTGAATAACTTATCATAACCATCTTTTAATCCTTCAGCTTCTTTTTCACTTGGAATAATCTTAAAGAAGGTTTCTTGTAATTCTTTAATAATCTTATTAGAACCTGATTGTAGTTTATCGGCTACAGATTGTAGATAACTGGTTTGTTCGTTGATTACTTCTTTCTGTTTATCTAATATTTCTGATTGAACTTTTAGTTCTGTTTGTCCGTATTTTTCTAGAGTTCCTTGTAGTGTATTGATTACATTTATTTCATTTTCAATAGCAATTCTTCTCTTATCCACAATCTCTGTGGTTTTGGTTGTTTCCTTACCAACTTTTTCTTCGGCTTTGACTTGGTCTTCCAATTTTTTATTAAGGGGAGCAATCTTACCCAATAAATCATCAACAGCTTGTTCTTGTTCGGCAATACTAAAGTTTACCACATTAAGTTCTCTCTCTTCGTCTTTTGCCGCATTGACTAAATCTTTAGTTAGTTGATTGTATGCCCCCAAAGGTTGTAGACCTCCTCTGATTTGTAATGATAATTTACCCAAGAATGTTTCACTATCTTCTAAAACCTCATTTACTTCAGTTTGTCCTTTGATTTCTAAATCTATCTGCTTATTCCTTAATACTTTAAGTTTGGCTTGGGCTTCCTCTAACGCAATTTGTATCTTTAAGAACTCAATACCTTGTGAGGTAAGTTCATTATTCTTATCCAAGAATGCGTTGAAACCAGGATATGCCTTCTTCAAGTCCTCTATCGTTTTTAACTCAAGATTTCTTTGTATTACACTATCCGTTAAAATCGTTAAACCAATCTTACTTTCTTGTGCGACTTTTTTAGCCTCAATTGCTAGTTCTTGATTTAACTTTGTTTGTATATCTAATTGTTTGTTTAACTCCTTTTCCGCAGATACTTCATCACTTGTTGCCCTGAATAAAAGATATAGTGCCCCCGTTAAAGCAACAACACCAGCAATAACTAAACCGATGGGGTTTGCTGCCAATACTGCGTTGTATGCTACCTGTGCGGCTGTGGCTACTTTTGTAGCGAATGTAAGAGCAGCTTGTTTAACTTTTGCTGCGGTTAGTTGTTGGTCGGCAATCTCTCTACGGATTTGTAAAATACCAAGAGCAGAATTAAGAACACCGATAGCGGTTGCTTCAGCTCTTTGGACTTGTTCTAAAGTTCCTGTGTCGGCAATAACAATACCAATAACACCTGATAGGATTTGGATTGAACTAGTTAAAATACCAACAGATGCGTTGATTGCGTTAAATCGTTTTTCAGCCCCCAATCCTTCGGTTGACTTATCAATATCATCAATCTTGGTTTTGAGTTTCTGAATATTTGTTGTGGTTTCCTTGAAGGCAGCACTACCAAAATCCAAAGTTTTTAACTTGGTCTGTAGAGAACCTAATTCGGTTTCTAAATCCTTAAGGTTTGAGATTACTTTATCCCCACCTTCAGAAGAGATTTTAATACCAATCGCAATAGTTTTTTGAGCCATAATATATTAGCAGGTTGTAAAGTTTTGGAGTAATCCGTTCTCCGCTACTTGATAAATAGTTGATTGCCCACTTTCCTTTAGGAGTATACCTTCAGAAACAGGGTTTGATGCTGATGTGTCGTAATATACATTACAACCAGCTGAAAGAATACCGCAGTTAGAATAGACAAATAAACTACCAGCGGTTTCATTACACATATTCAATATGTCGTTTGATGTGAATAGTGTGTATGAGAATGTTGAACCTGTCGGTGTTGGAATGATTGGTTCTATCGCCTGTTCGTAAGTTGGGGGTATTAAATCTTCCTCAACAATATCATATGGTAATTTAAGGAAATCACATTTCACCAAGTTTACATTCGTAATATCCGCATCGTTCATATTCAACAATCTCCACCAAGCGTTTTGGAAATATACTCTATCGTTAAATTGAATATCATTTATTTCCGTTGGGGTGAGCTTAAATGTCCCTGAGAATATCTTTGTATCATCTGCGTATAATGGGTCAATCCTGCTAGTCCAAAAATCGTTATAGACATCGTTAATGGTATAACCGACATAAGTGTCGTTTGCTGCCTGCCAGTAATCATACTGGTTTCCAATATTCAAGTCAGAGAATATTGATGGGAAATATTCATAAGCACTCAAGTGAGAAATCGCACCATACTTTGTATGTGGTGTTGAAGTAGCCCCACTCAAGATGTAGATGTTTACAGAAGAACCTGAAATTGTTGCGTCCATCAAACCATTAAAGAAACCTAATCTCATTTGAGACCCTAACATTTCATAGGTATTCTCTATCGTATCTGCTGCTCTGTTCCAAGTGTAGATGTGTGGTATTAGAATATTACTTTCTGTTTCCCCATCAAATGTGGCAATCGGTAAAGGTGCGAATGGTATTGTGATTGTCTCTTGTCCGCTGTGGTATGCTGTTGGACTGATGTATCTGAATGTTCCAAAGTTTTGGTTTCTACTTTGTTTGTTGATAATTGAATATCGGTCATCACTATCAGCGTAAGTTATAATATATTCTTTCTTCAACGAATTGGTTGGGGTTAGAACAAACCCTTGTGATAAATCTAATTTTTGAGACCAGTTCCTATCAATTCCTTGAGAATAATAAGTGTCCCATTTTTCAATCAAAAGGTTTCTATCACCCTGTGGTATTACCACCAAGTTAAACAACGAGACAATACCCTTGAAGAAGTCCAAACAGGTTATTTCTGTTGGTAGATTGTTTTGTATTAAGACATTATCTGATGCTGAAATAATTGGTGAAGTCCATAACTCCCAATAAGCCGAGTTGATATACAATTCTGCGTTGGGGTCTCCACCTGTGTTTTGTCTTGAGTAATATAAAGCAACCCTACGACCAGCAGGGATTGTTGCGTTTATGTAGACATCACCAACGATGGTAGGTGCTGATAAATTGAAAATGGTAATACCCTGTATCTGATTATAGATTGTTCCATCATCAACATCTTTAATAGCAACATTCAGATATGTGGCAGGGAGATATGAATATCTTACAGAGATGTTAAACCCGAACTTGAACTTGTATGTTCCTGATACGGCTGTGGTAAAAAAGTGTCCTCTGTTTTGGAATGAAATAGAGGGGGAAAATATATTGAGTGGGTCATTTAATTCTTGTCTAAAAATGAAACCCTTAAAGTAATTTGTATTGTAGTTTCCATCAGCAAAATCTACATAGTATCTATCATCTCTAACACTAAAGATATTGGCGTTTTCTGTGGCAGCACTTGAGGTAAATGCCCCCATCGTTTGTTGGGTTTTTGCCAGTGCGAATATACCCTCAAAATATGGACTATCAAAAAACGAACTATCATAGGTAAAACCAGCATAATCAAAGATTTGGTCTACAAGATATTTTACATTTATCCAAGGCGCAAATTGATTTACCGATAAAGGATTACCACTATTGGTAAACCCTGATGCTCCTGTCTCAAACTCACCATAATACTGGTTGGTATCATAACCATAAAAACCGAGTGGATATACGATTGTCCCTGTAATACCTGTGTAGTTCGCATATGAACCACCTGAATAATTCCAAGTTTCAATAATATTATCGTAAGTCAAAGGGTGTGTTAAATCGGTAAATGGTAGGTCAGTTAGTTTTCTATCCTGAATGGTATTGGCAAAGTCAGGTAATGATTGTGTTAAGAACAATTCATAAAATCCCCCGTTAAACGCAACACCCACTTTCGTCAATCTACTCTCACCAAAAAAGACATCAGCACCTCCGTATTTAACAACAGCGTTTACCACAACACTCTCATCAAAATTACTTCCATTCACATTATAGACCGACTGAAAGAACTTGTTGTTCTTCTGTGAGAAAGGGACTTGGAAGGTCTTGGAGTATGTTGATATACGGGTTGTAAAGTCCTCAATATCCTCAAAGGTTTTATTGATGGATATGCTCATTTCTGAACCAGTATCTAACGAATACCAAACACTATCCGTGTTTGATTGAAGCCATAATTCTATCATATGTTATTCGTGGTTTTGTCTAATGGTATCGTAAGCCGATTTATACTCAATATTGATTTGGTATTTGTTGGAATTGATTTGGTAGTTTGGAACTACAACCTCTGTCTGTGTGATTACGATTGGCATTGGGACACCATCATCACCGATTAAATAAACAGAGGGGGATTGGAACAATTCCTCACTCAACCATAACATTTCTGATTGAGGCATATATGATGTGTAGATAACACCTGATTGAGAGATATTCTGTGCCCACACATTTCTCTTATTATTCCAACCATAGAATGACTGACTATCCCAACCTGTAGAATAAAGTTCAGGTGCTGATTGGTATATCTGTTTTTCAATACCATAACCCACATCTTCTTTTGCTCTAAAGTTGTAGCTGTCCCAAGTTCCAAATGAGTTCATAAAGTAAACCACTCTGTCCCCTCCACCAGGGCTACAATCACCATCAACATAGAAGTAAAACTCTTCTGAAATTATAAGAGGTGTTAAACAGGTGTTTCCCGTGAAATTAGGACAAGGGAATGCTGATAATACCTCAATCTCACTATCAAAGATATAAGGGTATACAAGTGGGACTAATCCACCACCACCATAAGATATAATCTTGTATGGTTCATATTGATAATTAAAATATTGATTAGGGAAGATTGTTTCACCTGTGTATGAGAAATACATTAGCTCACCATTACAAAGGTTCTCTGCGATGATTGGATTACCCGTAGAGAGTGGAAGTGGTGTAGGCGTTGGTGTAGGAGTGGGACAAGGTGTTGCCGCACAACTCCCTAATAAAGTTTCATTCCAAAGAACTGAAGTTGGGAATGGGTAGTTAGCACAAAGAATAGTCGCAACTGATGGGGGGAAACTCTGTGTGATTTCATTTCCACAACAACCTGTATAAGTTATTGATAAGACATAATCCACATTTGTAGCAACTCCGTATTCTCTACAATCAGCCGAGAATGGTAAAGGACAAGTCCCCAATTCAACTACGGATAAAGCACCAGCATCTACACTACCTTCACAAGCACATACGATAACACTATCATCAGCAGGAACTGAACCTGTCTGTTCGGTGAAATCACAATCACGATAGGTGAATATAGCAGGAAAATCAGGGTCAGGATTTATTATTTCGTAAGTTATACAAACACACACATTACATTCGGTAATGGCTGTATATGAATGGGTGCCTTCTGTTATAAAATGAATAGTGTTTTGGCAGGCACAGAAGTTAGCAAAAGTTTCAGGTGCTAGTGAAATGGTTTCTGTTGTTCCACTACAACTCAAATACTCAAACTCCAATAAACTTTCTAATGATGGATTATACACATCATAAGACCAACAAGAACACCCGTCAAACTCATCAATCTCGGGGTCTGGTGGAGTTGGAGTATCTAAAGTAGCCTCTAACTCTACCTTGTAGTATTTCGTTCCGTTAGGATAAACAATTCCGTGTTCGGTAATGTTTGGAACACCAACCCCCAAGTAGATTACTTGTTGTTGGTAAAAGTCAGGTGGGTTAGTCCAAAAGTGGTCGTAGTAATTACAGAACGGACGACTTCCACAATTAGCCTCCACATTATAGGTTCTACCAGTATTGAGTAAATTATTATCTTCATCATAAAAACTAAACAACGCAGAATAAACCTGACGAGCAGGTAAATCCACTTCAACATCATAATAATTTAATGCGGCTAAAGTTGAGTAATCTGTTGTTCTAATCCATCGGGTTCTTGGTGAGTTGGTTAAGAACCTTGAGGTATATTGGGGGAATGTCCCTGTCTGTCCCGTCAAATAGAATGGGACAAAGTCATATTGTTTTCCTTGAAACCATTGCTTCGTTCCGTTGTTGGTATAACTTACATTACTCCTAACTGCTGGCACACCAACACTACCAAAACCATTATAACCAATTATCACACCCGTAGGAGTTGTGGCATATTCTTCACCAACCATAATGGAGTATCCCAACATATTGTTTTCTAAATAACCCCAAGCAGCCAAGTGAATTGAGGTGTCCCCACTACAACCTTTGTTTGCTAAATTGGAGTTAGTGTAGTTCATTAAAATTGGGGATAAATCAATCTGACCCCAACCCTCTGATGATGGTGTTATTTTGAGTTGAGCTACTTGACCTTCATTTGTGAATACATCTACCACATAACGATATTTGTAATACGATGGGTCTGTTGCTGCTGTTGATATAAATTGAAAAACCAAGTTTGCGTAAACTGGTTCTATTGGGTTTGGTTGTGCTAAAAATGTAATCATAGTCCGATGGCTATATTGTATGTTTCTCTTCCGATAAGATTTATTCTATCAAATATGTCTCCCAATTCTTCTCTTAAAACTGCGTCCACATATTCGGGTCTTTCCATTAAGTTATTCACATAGTCGTATGTGTCGTTTGTAAAGTCCTCTTGAAATAATGCGTAACCAGCATAACCCCTTTTTGATAGATTTTTTGATACTGCGTAAGCAACCCCTTTAGCTTTTGCTGCGGGGATTTTCATTTTGTTTATTACCCATAATTTAAGTTGTCCTTCAACTACGGCTTTTGGTAATGGTTTTCTTGGTTTTGACCCTGTCCCAAATACATAGTCAACCCCGTAATCATTCATTAGAACAAATATCTCTCCGTCCTGAATGGTGTATGATACTGACTTGTATAAAGAACCCTCTGTAAAGTTGGAACTAAAATTATATCTTGGTGGTCTTTTAGGTAATCTTGGGGATTTGCTAAACCTATCCCTTTTGGTTAGGATTTCTTCCCTAATCTTCTCAACAAGAAACCCACCAACATCATTTAAGAAGTTTTCAATCATTACACCGATGTATAGCAAAGATTTGGATTATCAGGTAAACAAGCTGTTTGTTCTGCTATGATTGTAATGTTTGCTTCAACACCAACCACTGCCTCTTTGAACCTATCTATGAACGGGGAAAATTGAACTGGTTGTTGAAGGTAAAATCCACAACCTGTAAGTTGATTTGTAAAGAACGCATAAAAGTCATTTAAGATTTCGTGGCACAGAGACAAACTATCTAACTGGTTTGATTGTGCTTCCACTCCCACAAACTCATTCAACAAATCATAAATCATAATAGTCCAATTAAATGTTGTGTAAGTGTTATCTATACTACTTGGTTGGGGAACGCAGTGTATCGCAGGATACTCCGTAATATAATCCTCCCTTGAGTAATCACTTAAATTACCCCAAGACCTTGTCTTCAATAACGGGTGTTGTATTGCGAATGCGTAGAATAATTGTATTTGGTCTGTATAAGTCATTATGTGATTGTGTTATTTTGTTTTTGCCGTTCTTTATTTGCTTTATCCAATCTATAAGATAAATACGATAATACCTCCATCAGATTTAATGCTAAAATGGGGGACACATTTAATATTGTATCTTGAGCACATAACATTAAAGATTGGTAATAGTAATCCACGACCGATTGGACTACTTCTTGTGGGGTTGACTTTCGCTCCTCTTTTGGTCGTTCTTCATCTTGGTCTCCGTAAAGGATAGGGAAGTTTTTATAAGTTCTTGTGCGAAAGTTGTTAAAAAAAAAAGCGCCGACATTACTGACCTGATTGGGAAGTCCATAAACTCCTCCATTCTTAACTGGCATTCTCCCAAGTCATAATCAATCAGTTCTCTTTCATCACCGATTTTATCTGATGTTTGTGGTCTGTAAAGATGTGTTGCTAACAATACAATATCCACAGGTGAACGAGCCATAAACACCTCCAAGTTTATCCACTCACCATAGGAAATCTGTGAGGGTTTAATCAACCCGTATAGTTTCCCGTTAAACTCTATTGTAAGTTCTAAAGGGGTTTTGTCTAACTCTGCTCCCCACTCACTCTTTAATACAGCAGCTACGAACTTAACCTCTGCCATAGGTGCTTTGATGATGTCCTCTTTTCTAGCACCTGTAAGCATATGGATTAAATCTATATCACTAATTTGAGCGTTAGCTTCAAGTTCTTTATATTGTCTGATGGTTACTGGTTTAACCTCATATGTTTTTTTACCTAATACGACTTCCATTATCCTTGTCCTCTTGATTGTTTTTTATAGTGTTTTGAGCCCTTGTGATTTGAGCTCTTTGTTTTTGCGTGAATACCTGTTCTTGAGATTTTACGCTTCTCTTTTTTGGCAGAGACACTCTGACTTTTTTTCATAAAAATCTAATAATTGTTTTATTCCATCTGTGATTTTAACCCTTCTAATTAAGGAAAAATCTTTAATTCTTTTATGGGTTTCTTCATCAGTATAAATAATCTTGTAGTCATATTCATACTTCTTATTCCCCCCTCTTGAGTTTACTTTAATCTTCATAACTTCTCTATCATTTTATTAAACCACATATCAAGGTCATAGTATCTTGATTTACTATCAACCTCCATATACTCACCTATTCCGTGATACTCACTCTTACCCCCACCAAACTCACCATAACCAGTAACTTTACTTTTAGCCCTATGACCCTTGTTTGGTTTTATTCCATCATTTAACATATCATCACATACCAGTAGGTTTGGGGTGAACCTACCTTGAGTATTTGGTTCATTTACAATATACTTTCCTTCAGCAGAACCCCTATCTTCATAAGAACTAAATGTATCGTGGTATTCATTATACCTTCTAATATCAAACTTATCATCTGCGTTAAATGGTATTCTACAATCATCCAACCACATTACACCTTTTGAGTATCTCATAATTCCAACTTTGTCTGTGTGTCTTTTTCCATCTTAAAGAACTTTACCAATTCTTCCCTTGAAACAGATAATCTTTCCTCACATATATCAAAGTATTCTTTTTCCCTTTCTATACCGACAAAATGTCTGTTGATAAGTTTTGATGCTAAACCAGTTGTTCCGCTACCCAAGAACGGGTCAATTACCCAATCCCCTTCCCTTGTGAATAAGGTGATGATGTAGGACATTAGTTTAACAGGTTTAATGGTGGGGTGTATTGTCTTATCAGTTCCTAACATCTTTTCCTTCTTTGCTGGTTTTGGAACCTGAATAAAAGGATAAGTCATTTTGATATTATCTGGTAATGCCTCAAAGTTTAATACATTATCAATATAACTTTTTGACCCGTGTGGTTTCATACCAATAATGATATGTTCCACGGCAGGTTTTGGTTGGAAACCTAATTTACTACCTTCATACTTATCACCTAAATCAACACCCCTTTTATCAATCATCTTACTAACATCTGACGCTTTTGGAAACCCCGTATGGTAAGTCCATAGGATAGGACTAAAGGACATATCAAACCCCGCATCTTCCAAGTCCTTAATCATTCTATACAACACATCACTTCTTGGTGAGGACATTACTGCGATGAATGAACCAGGTTTTAATACCCTATAACATTCCTCCCATATCTCTTTGGGGGGTAATACCTTATCCCAACTCTTCCCCATAAACTCAATTCCGTATGGGGGGTCTGTGGCTAGTAAATCCACACTATTATCTTTGAGTTCTTTTAAGACATCTGCGCTGTCTCCATTAAATAAATGTTGTTCCATTTTTATACAAATGAGTATTTTGTTTTTGGTTTATATGCCATCTGTGAAATCAAATACCTACTACTATCTAACAAGTGGTCTTTGCCCATCGGTTTAGATGTTATGTTGTTTGAGCGGTCTTTAGCCCACCTATAGTTCTTAAACTCCTCAATCAGATTGGTTGATTTCTCGTCAATCTGTATCTTGTATTGTTTCATCAGGTTTATCCCAAACAGAACTGAACCAGCTTCTTTCTTCACAGGGACAATCTTTCTATATCCCCTCTTTCTTAATTCTTCTAACATACGAGGTTCTGAACTATCGGCAACAATATCAAAGGTTTTTTGTATACCACCTTCTTCTAACTTATAGGCAATATCATCAACAAGTAATCCCTTCTCATAGAATACTTCCTTGAGATAAATGATGTTGTCTGGTTCGTTGATAAGACCCCACACACACGCACATTCATCTTGACTATATCCCCAATCTAAACCTACTCCTAACATCTTGGAATAACGGGGGGCTTCACTTACCACTTCCCAATTCACAAAGATGGTCTCTCTTGGTTTAATTCTCTTACCGAGAGCATAGACCTCATACATTTCAGGGTCAAGGTTCTTGAGGTTCTCAATTGCCTCCACAACCCTCTTCTCTAAAAATGGGTTCTGTTTGTAGGTTGAAATAATAAGTTGTGCGTTCTCTTGGGTTTCAAGTTCATACCAATACCACCCGTCTTGTTCTGTTGGGTTGTAGTCCGCAACAATAAAACCAGTGGTTCTCATATTGAGCTGTGTGAATGGTTCAAGTCCAACATTTGTAATCTCGTTGATGAATACAATATCCTGTTTCATTCCACGAAGTTTACCTCCATCTTCAGCCCCCAAGAAACGAATTAAACTACCATTATCAAACTTATAAACAACCTCACTCTTGTTGAAGTTATCAGGGTTATAAAATCCCATCTTATCCATCACATCAATAAAGTCAATCAGGACAGAGTTTCTAATTGAAACGAGGGTATCCCTTACAATCGTAATAGTTGTGTGTTTCTGTATTGCCTGAAGTATCAAATAGGTAATGATTTGATAGGTCTTCCCTGAACGAGATGAGCCCCTTAAGGATATCAACCTCTTTCCTGACTTTACTGCTTCGTCAATTTTTAAGTATAATTCTGATGCTTCTACTACCATATATTTCTATCCCCAGAGTTAGATAAATATATGGTTTAGGGATAAAAAGAAAACCCCACTTTTTTAGGGTGGGGACAATAGGGAGCACTATTGTTTTTATTTTGTGTTGAGGTATTCCTCAATTTTCTCAAACCTTTCTCCAAGTGCTGCGGAGTATCCATTTTCTACATAGTCAACAAGGACTACTGAAATTGAAACAAGTTCTTTGAGAGTTAGACATTTACCACAAGAATTAGCCCAATCTAATGTGAGTTTTAATTGTGATTGTGTTGCGATTTGTTTGTCTTTATTGTTTGCCATTTTATTTATTTTTGACTATTTAAGGGGGTATTTCTACCCCCGTTGTTATTATTACCAACCCGATTTAATTGTTGCTGCTCCTGTATCATTCTTGGTAATCTTCATAGGTGTTGCTTCACTCGTAAGTTTTAAGAATATCTTATGTTGTTTCATAAGGTGTTCGTGAAAAGATTGGGTGTCTTCCTTGAAATACTTTCTAATCATTTCAATTCTGTCTCCCCCAAAATAATCTACAAGTGTGTCGTAGATGCCGTCTATTGTTATTGTCTGTCCCATTTTGTTTTGTTGTTTTGTTTTCATACATCAAATATACTACAAGATATTTAATCAGTCAAGTTCCTATAAGAACTTTTTTAATATTTATCTGATAGGTGTTCTTCGTAAGCCGAATACTCGTCTTGAAGTTTCTGTTCTCTCCACAACTGATACTGGTAGTCATCATCTTCCATTTCGTTATTCAAACGAAACATAATCAATTCCTGTAAGTTCATTTCCTCAAATAATTCTTTAGTGCGTCCCATAGTATTAAGCGTTTTTATATTCGTTGATGTATCGTTGTTTAACTTCCATCTTTAATCTTCTCTGTTCTTCAGTTGGGACTAAATCAGGATTGTTCTTTCTCACAATAGTAATGGTTGCTGCCAAGGTATGTGATGTTGGTATTTTACCCCCCAAGATATGTAGGAAAAAATCATCAAGGGTTCTGATACCATAGTGTATACATAGAGCTTTTGATACTTCCACCCACAACAAATCATTTGATGCGATGGTCTCGGGCTTTGCTCTGTAAGCCGTTTCTACTATTTGTTCTAATTTCATAATTAAAATATAGTAATGATTTTTGTTAAGTCAAGTTCCTATAAGAACAATTTAATTAAAGAAACTAAAAAAATCTTCTACATCTTGGTTGGTCTTAATAACCTTACCATTACCATCAGCCACGAATGCCTCGTTATAGGTGAACCCAAAATAACCCTTCTCGTTTGCTATAGACCATTCATTTGGACTTGGGGTAAAGATATTAAGGTTGAGTTCTTTTGACTTCTCTAAAAGGGATTTAATGATGGACTGGTGTATATCCTTCTTCTCGTTATCTCTTTTACGGAAGTAGTCAGCCATTTCATAAATCTGTTCTTGAGACATAATAAGAACGATGTTATCAGGTTCAGGTTTTACTCTACCTTGAACTTCCATACCTACGAAACAATATTGGCTGTCGTCAGGTAGTTGAAGGGTGTGAACCTCGTTCACCCCCAAGAAAATGTTTTGTTGTGATATAGACATAATTTTAAGTTTTTAGATTTACGACAAAGATAAGAAGAAAATTGCTAACGAGCGGCAGGTTCTCTGAAAAAAAGTTTTTTTCTTTGGGACAGGTCTTTGTGTGGTTGTATCAAAGATTATCTCCATATTGTTTTGAGGGTATAGGATAGGTCTTACACTATCTTTCATAGTGAAGCTTCTAATCTCATCGTTCCATCTTTTTCCGTTCCTTATACGACAGATATGCTGTGATGATACATTATACAATTTAGCAATCTCTCGGTTAGTGAGTTGTGTTGTGTTAAAAAGATGCTTCATTTCTTTCACATCTTGTTCGTTAAGTTTGTAAGCGCCAATCACGATAAGTCCCCCTCTTCTTTTCTGGTTAGTGAACTCTTGGGTTTATTACAATCACAATCACTTATTTGGGCATCGTATGCGTATTCAGGTTGATTGATTGTTGTTGTCCCGTAATGGAAACTTTCACCACTTTCCCATAAGTCATCAAAGATTGTTTCAATACTCTCACCATCGTCAATTCTTTCTTGGAATGGTGCCCACTCATTATCCTCTAAAATTACAGAAATCTCTTGGGTGGCAAAGGGTCTAACATAAAATGTAATGTTCTTCATATTTTTGATTTAATATAAATATAGGAACATTTATAAAATAAAAAAGGGGGGACTAAAAAAAATCCCCCCTACGAAACTACCCAATATAATGTCCTGTTAGGAAAATGGCGAGAACCTAACTTTCAGGACTTGGCGTAGCAGCTGGGTAATTATCAGGCAATATAATCTTTACCTCAATAGTATCTAGACCTTTATGGTTGATGTCTATTGAGTGTTTAACCTTATAGTCAGGGTGCCTATTCTTTAAGAAAAATTGGAGGAGGTTTGGATTATCAGTAATTGATTGTTTTAGTATCTCCTCTGCCATTTCTAGTTCAATTTGGAAATACTCATTTATTGCTTCCTTAAACTCCTCATCGTATTTCTTCCATCGGTAATACGACTTTTCAGCACACCCACATAGTTGGGTTGACTGCCTTACTGACTTACCTTCAGCTAATTTATTGAGCAGACACTGCTGTTTTTGTTTTGTAGTGTGTCTGTTCTTATCTTCCCTTGAGTAGATATAGGCTTTTTTAATTGGTTTGTTTTGCTCTTCCATACAAATCAATTCTATCTTGTGGAGTATTTGGGGATTGACCCAATTTATTCTGTATGAAATTATCTATCAATCTAATTTCAGACACTGCTAATCTATTGAAACCCACTACTTGAATGCGTTTATCAACTTTCTCTAATGGCGATAACTTACAACCACAACCCATCTTATTCTTCTCCTTTATTTTTTTTTATGTCTCCTAACCTTCTGTGAACTCCCCATATGAGTTCGTTGAAATAATAAGATAATTCGTATTGTTCCTCTTCAGCCAGTTCTTTAACCCTTAACTCATATTTCCATAGAGTTTCATTCAATAGTTTGGAAGTTTTCTCACCAGTAACTTTAGACAATTTCTGGCAATTCTCAATAACATTATCAACACCCCATTCAATAAGGGCAACCCTATCTTCTGTTGGAATGTTAAACAACTCCTTCACTTCTATTTCTTCCATATTAAAGTTTCTCATTGCGTTCTATTCTATTTGACGGGACAAAGTCATAGTGTTTTCTGAAGTTAGATAACTCTTTAGACATTTTATCAATCTGTTTTTCGTAGTCATCAATTTTATCCTTGAGTTCTCTGATTTCAATTTTAAGGTCATTTATAGTTGAAGAATATACCTCTAGCAATTCTTTAACATTTTCTATAATAATCTTGTCCGTCTCTGCGTTTGTTTTTCTTGAACCAAACCAGTATCCCAAGAATGTTGTAATTAAGGTTATCAACCCCGTTAGCATTATATCCATATACTTAAATATCTTTGTTGTGTTGTTTTAATTTAGCCTTGAACCAATCATCACTATCTTTGTATTTGTAAAATCCAATACCGACCAATATTCTTTCAACTTCCTCTTTCTCACTAACAACTGCTTTTTGACGAGATATTTTACTTCTACAGGACGAACACATCAAACAATTACCATATGCGTCAATATAATTTACACACCCTCTAAACCTTCCCTTTGGAAGCCACAACTCACAATTATGGCATTCGTATTCCCACTCTCCGTTGGGGTCAACTCGTTTTCTTCTTACTAATAAATAATCAGGTTCTTTTTCCATAGGTTATAAAAAGGGGAGTTGTAAAAAAAAGATAAGCCAAACTCTACTAATGTTAAAAAAGTAAAATGAAAACCAACTCCCCCTTGAATAATAAATATACTATAAAATAAAAAAACCCTAACTAGTTTTAGTTAAGGTTTCTTTTTATTACTACTAGTTTACGGACTTAAGTAATAATGTCTTTTATAAATTATAATCTATTTGATTATTTAGTAAATTATATTCTACTAGATACTTAATAAATTATTAGTGGATTTAAGGAAGGTGATAAGTCCCCCTAGTCCCCCATTTGTAATAATGGTTATTTGACTAGGTCTCTTATCACTTTCTCTAAAGAACTACTAGTGTCTTTTGAGGTAGAAGGGTATAAGTCCATTGAATTACCTTCAAGTGAGTTAGAGTATTTCAACCCTAACATCAATAAATATATGAAATCAAAAATAAGTTTCAATACCCTTACAAAAAAAATATGAAAATAATATTTATTATAGGAACTTGACTGATGTTCCTAAATATACTATAATTAAACTATGCCACAAATCAAACTATCATTTACTCAAGTAAGAAACATTAAGAAACTCCTATTACAAGGAAGTTTAACTCACGCACAGATTGCCAAGAGATATGGTGTATCAAGAGGACACATAACTAAAATTGGGATTGGAATGAAAGACCCAAGTAAAGATTACGGAAAGTGGAAAACTCTTGATGTTATTGAGAAACCACTTAACGAGAAATCTTAAGATTTCTTTTTTTCTTCCTTGAAAGGTTGTGAGATTGCTACTCTAATTTGTTCTGCGTGATTACCACAGATATTCATTCTGTCCTTCGCACTTGGAACTGCTAATACCATTTTCCTTTGAGA